ATGCGAATATTTAATTAAAACAGGTAAAAAACAATCTTTAAAAGATGCAACCGTCTTCATTGGAAATAAACAACTTGGTAAAAGCTCTGTAAGAGAAAGCAATGTTTCATGGATTTATCCTGACGATGATACCAATTGGCTTTTTAGAAAATTAGTAGATAGTATAACTGCTTTAAATAGTCAATATTTTAAATTTGATTTAACAGGTTTTAATGAAGGGTTACAATTTACAAATTATATAGCTCCATCAGGACATTACGGAGCTCATATAGATAGTTGTTTTAATAAGGCTATTAGAAAATTATCTTTGACTATTCAATTATCAGATCCATCAGATTATGAAGGAGGAGATTTAAAGTTGTATACAGGTTCAGAACCTTTTGTTGCTAAAAAAACTCAAGGCATGCTTTATGCTTTTCCAAGTTATGTTTTACACGAAGTTACTCCCGTTACAGAAGGAGAGAGAAATTCTTTAGTAGGATGGATAACTGGACCTAGTTTTAAATAGTGATGTATAAAAAAAATAAATACGCAGTTGTTAAAAATGCTGTATCAAAAGAATTATCAGAATTTATATATAATTATTTTAAACTAAAAAGAAAAGTTGCTCATACTTTATATACAGATAATTTTATAAAACCTAATACTTGCCTATTAGGAATTTGGAATGATCCTCAAGCACAAAATACTTATTCTCATTATTCAGATATTGTTATGGAAACTTTGTTAATTAAACTTCACTCTTTAATAGAAAAAACAACAGAGCTTGACTTATATATGAATTATTCTTATGCGAGATTATATAAACAAGGTGATATATTAAAAAGACACAAAGATAGATCTAGTTGTGAGATATCTACTACAATCGCAATAGGAGGTGATCCTTGGACAATTTATTTAGAGTCAACAAATGAAGGAAATAAAGAAGTAGGAATAAATTTAGAAATAGGTGATATGTTAGTTTATAAAGGAAATGAATTAAAACATTGGAGAGAACCATTGGAAGGAAAAGAGTGTGGTCAAGTTTTTTTACATTACATAAATAAAAAAACAGAGGGTGCAGATAAAAGAGAATTTGATTCAAGGCGTCATTTAGGTCTTCCTGATGAGTACTGTAAAGTGCCTTTTGAATAAATTTTTAAATTATTTAAAAGAATTTACTTTTCCTACCCAGGCTCAAAAAGATAAAGAACTATGGGATGTTAAAGGTTTTTTAAAAAATAAATCTAATCAAGAATTTAAATTTGATCTACGTCCTATTCAAAAAGTAAAAGATAATATCATTGGAAAAAAAGGACATTTAAATACAAAAGCAGATAAAATGGTTTTTGAAACCAGTGATAAATGGGTTATTATAGATATTGAAGAATTACACGAATATCTTAAAAACAATAAAACAAAAATAGTTTATCTGGATAAAATAATTAAAGAATTTTATTGGAATATTATTGTTAATAAAGAGTAATTAATTTATTTTCGTCAGGAAAATAAACATAATTTATCTTTGAGTTTTTTAGTACAGAAACGGCATCTTCAGGTGTTTCTACTATTGGCTCTCCTTTTAAATTAAATGAAGTATTCATTAAAATAGGTACTTTAGTTTTTTCATAGAATAAACTTAAAAGGGTGTATAAATTTTTATTTTGATTTTTGTTCACTGTTTGAATTCTACATGTATTATCTTCATGAACAATAGCAGGAACTATTTTTTTAGTTTTTTCTTTTGCAGTAGCTGCGTACATCATTTCAGGGGAATATTTTAAATCAAACCATTCTTCTGCATGTTCTTCTAAAACACAACAAGCAAGTGGTCTAAAATACTCTCTTCCTTTAATAGAGTTCATAATATTTTTTCCATTAACAATGCTTGGGTTCATTAATAAACTTCTATTGCCTAAAGCTCTTGGTCCTGCTTCTGCTTTATTTTGATACAGGGCAACTATTTTATTATCTAATAATAAATCTATAACTTCATTAAAAGAACTTTTTTTAATATTTTCTTTTATATTAAGATCATAAACAGGGCCAAGATATAAGGAAGTTACTTTTTCAAAACTGTCATTACCTTGTATGGTATATAAATAATGTTGACATGCTCCAATACTATTTCCTTCATCTCCACATAAAGGATCTACATATATATTATTATTCTTAAAATACTTTTTTAATTTATAATTGTTAACTACATTTAAACCTGTTCCACCTGTAATAATAATATTTTTATTAATATTTTTATATTTATCAATTAAATCGCAAAATTTATCTTCAAAATACTTTTGAGTTTCAAAAGCTAAATCTTCTTTATTATCTATTTTATATTTACTATTTATATTATAATTATTTGTAAAAAAATCATCTTCTGACATATTGTTTCTTAATTTTAAATTAGGCTTACCATAAGCACTTAACCCCATTAATTTTCCTTCTTCATCTGGCCAGCCAAGATAGTTAGATACAGAAGTATACATATGCCCTAAATCATGTTTAGATGTTATTTTAAATTTAGTATTTTCTGATATGCTTGGAACATCATGTTCAAAAGTTATTTCTGTTTTTTCTAATTTGTAATTAGGAGCATATATATTTTTATACAAAGCATTAAACTGATCTGGATATCTAATAGAATAAATTGAAGTTGTTTCATATCCTTGAAGCCCATTTGATAAATGATAATTAGATCCTCTACCATCAACCACTACAATTGTAGCATCTTTAAATCCAGAACTAAAATAAGCTTTTGAAGCGTGCATTAAATGATGACTGTGATGTAAAAATCTAGTTAAGTTATTTTTTTCAATTAAAGATAATCTAAGTAAATAATTATATATAAAAGTAGCAGAATAAATTGGATCATATCCTGTACATAAAGCTACATCTATTTTAGGTGTTATTTTTTTAATATGATCTAAACATAAAATTGGTAAACCACCATCTTTTTTTAATTTGGATAATCTTTCTTCTTGATTATAATAAATCAATTTTTTATCCTTGTATAGGCAAACGGATGAGTTGTGTCCAACTTGAATTGCTAAAATAAACATTCTTTCTTTTAATCACAAATAACATTTATATTAATTTTGTCAACAAACTCACAAAATCAGTATTGACAAACAATTTAGAGAGGTATAAATAATATAAAGAAAGTAATGAAAATTATAGATAATTATTTAGAGAAACCAATATTTGAAAAAATTGAAACCATACTAATGGGAAATAATTTCCCCTGGTATTATTCACCACATATATCAGACGATAAAGATGTGGGTGATTATTTTTATTTTCATAAATTATATAATGAACATAATCAAACAAGTAATTTTTTTAATGATATAGCTATACCTTTATTGGGTGGTTTAGAATTTAAAAAAATTATAAGAATTAAAATAAATGCTTATCAAAAGAAATTAAAAATACTTGAACATGGGTTTCACACTGATTATGAGGAACCACATAAAGTTGCTTTATTTTATTTAAATACTAACAATGGTTATACTTTATTTAAAAATGGAAAAAAGGTTGAGTCTAAAGCTAATAGAATGTTATTTTTTGATGGGAGTCAAGAACATAAAAGTGCTTCACAAACAGATACCAATGTAAGAATTACTATAGTTATAAACTACGAATGAAAAATAAAAGCCTAAAAATAGTCCATTTAGAAGATTTGCTATCCAAACTAGGTTAGAATATAATACTACCAAAATAATAAAAACCCTATATAATACTAGGTTATGTTACAGAAACTCAATTTTAAACCAGGATTTAATAAACAAGCTACTGAATCAGGTGCTGAAAGTGAATGGGTAGATGGAGACTTCGTAAGATTTAGATATGGTTTACCTGAAAAGATAGGTGGTTGGGAACAACTTACCGTTTCTAATGAAACTTTACCAGGTGCTGCTAGAAGCCAACTTGCTTTTAGTAGTTTTAAAGGTGAAAAATATACAGCTATAGGAACCTCTCAAGGTTTGTTTTTATATTACGGAGAAGCATTTTATGACATTACTCCTTTGGATACAGCAATTACTGGAGCAACGTTTGACACTGTTGAAGGCTCTAGTACTGTTACAGTAAATAAAGCAGGACATAATTTAGCTGTTGGTAGATACATTACTTTTACAGGGGTTGTAACTCCTAATGGATTTACATCTTCATCAACGTTTACTGATGGAGCTTTTGAAATTAGAACTGTAACTAATAATACTTTTACTATTCAAACTCCTATTGTAGCTGCAGCCGGTGCTTCATCTGGAACAGGGGGAGCTACGATTAATCCTTATGTTGTAGTTGGACCTACTACTCAAACAGTTGGTTATGGTTGGGGCACGTATCTTTGGGGCAATTCTACTTGGGGCACTGAACGATCTACAAGTAATGTGGTTCTGGCACCAGGAAACTGGAGCCTTGATAATTTTGGTGAGGTATTAGTTGCAACTATATTTAATGGTGAAACATTTACTTGGAATGCGGGAGCATCTGGACCAAGAGCTATAAGAGCTTCACAGTCTACAACTAATTTTAACACAACAAACAATCCAACAGCTACAAGAATTACTATTGTGTCAGATAGAGACAGACATTTGTTTCACCTTGGAACTGAAACAACTATAGGTGACACATCAACACAAGATCCAATGTTTGTAAGATTTTCTAATCAAGAAGATTTAAATACATATGCACCTACAGCAACCAACACTGCAGGTACGTTTAGATTAGATACAGGTAACGAGATTAGAGCAGCCATACAAGGTAAAGATTATATTTTTGTAACAACTGATTTAGCTGCTTATGTAATTCAATTTGTTGGTCCACCATTTACTTTCTCTGTTAGACAAGTAGGTACTAACTGTGGATGTATTGGTCAACATGCAATGTCATATGCAAATGGAGCTGTGTGGTGGATGTCAGGTGAAGGTGGTTTTTTTGTATATGATGGTACAGTTAAATCTTTACCATGCCTTGTAGAAGATTTTGTATACTCAACTGATGGGGATAATTTAGGATTAAATTATGATTCGGCAGATGTTATTTATTCTGCGCCTAATTCTTTGTACACAGAAATAAATTGGTTTTATCCTAAAGCAGGTTCCACTCAGATTGATAGATGTGTTACATACAATTATTCAGAAAATGTATTTACAACTTCATCATTAGATAGAACAACTTATCAAGATCAAGGTGTTTTTCAAGTGCCTTATGCCACAGATTATGTTGATAGTGCAACTCCGGCATTCTCTGCAATATCTGGTATAACTAACAAGTACGGAGCTTCTATATATTATGCTCATGAAGTAGGCGATGACCAAGTAAATAGTTCAGGCACAACATCTATTGATGCATTTATTCAATCGGGAGACTATGATATTACCTCTCGTAAAAGCGCATTGGGTCAGGCAACAGGAGTTGTTGATTATAG